CCAGGTTCATGCCGGGCACCATGGAGGCGGCACGGGTTTCCTGGACGGTGTAGGCGAAGGAAGCACCGAGGCTGCGGACCGGGTGGGTCACTTCCTTGCGGAGGACGTCAGCACGGGGCAGGTCTTGAGCTTTGTCGCCAATGACCTTCATCGAGCCTTGCTTGTCGAAGACGCGATAGGTGAAGGAATCAGCGCCGTTACCGACCTCGGAGGAGACGGGGATGACGGTGCTGTACTTGATGTCGGCGTACTCAACCTCGAAGGCGCGAGCGAGGATGGACTCCAGCTCGCGAGCAAGAAAGAGGCCGACCGAGTCGTTACGGATGTCGGTGGTCATGGGATGGGGCTCCGGGATCAGGTGTCGGCGGTGAAGGTGATCCCCGGGATGTCAATCTCGAGGAGGACCAGGCCGGCGCCGCTGGTTTCAGACAGCCAGCGAGCCCCGCCAGTCATGGCGAAGGTCTTGTTGGCCACGGCGGTCTTGGTGAAGCGACCCACGAAAGCACCGGTGACGGTGGACGAGTGGTCGACGCCGAAGAAACGCACAGCATCACCGAGGGCGATGGCGGCGGTGCTGTAGACCCAGACGACGCCTTTGGAGACGACGTTCATGGTCTGGCCATTCGGGTAGCCCACGCGAAGGGAGCCATCACCGATGATGTTGGTGGGGTTGGGGGTGTAGGCAGAGCTGCCACCAACGCCCTCGAAGGTCAGACCGTCGACGGACAGACCCACGACACCGGTGCCACTGGTTGCCAGCAGCACAGCAAAGGGATCGTTGCTGGTGGGGTCGTTATCGATGGCGACCAGCGAGCCGAAGGGGATGGCAACGCCGGACTGGTTGTAGTAGCTGCGGGACACATAGGCCTGCAGGTCAGCGATCATGCCCTCGTGGCCCACGGTCAGCTCCAGGGGGTAGCTGCCTTGAGCGCCGGTCGGGTTGCTGACGACAGTAGGGGTGAAAGATACGGCCATTGGAAGGAACTCCTTACTTGGTAGCGGTGAGGGGACGTTTCCAAGCGTCAGTCACCTTGCTGCGATAGGCAGCGATGGGGCTGTCGGTGGAGCGGCCGGCACCTTTCAGCGCGTCACGCAGGGTGGCTGTGCTGTCGGCGCGATCGGAATCGGCGTCCTCTTTGGTTTCGCCGTCGGCATCCTCGGAGTCGTCGTCCTCGGGGTCGCCATCTTCGTCGCCTTCGGCGTCAGCACGGGCGGCGAGGATGCCTTCGACCACGCCCTGGATGTAGGCGGGTTCGGCGTCGTCGCGAGGTGCGGAGCCGGTGAGGTTCTCGAAAGCCTGTACGTACAGGGAGGCGTCGTCGATACCGTCGAACTTGAAGTCCTCGGTGAACGCGGGGGCGAGGCGTTGCAGGGTTGCGAGGCGCTCAGCGACGAGCTGGTCGAGCTCGGCGGTGTCGATGCGGGCGTCGCCGGAGGCAGCGAGCTGCTCCTCGAGTGCATCGGCACGACCTTCAGCGGCCTCTTTGTCGTAGGCCAGAGCGTCGAAGTCGGCCTGCAGAGTGTCGAGCTTGGTGGCAAGCTCGTCGCGCTCGGTGGTGAGTGCTTGCAGTTGGCGCCCCATGTCCCGGGAGTAGGACTGGACCGCGCTGGCTGCTTCTGCGGGCAGATCGATCTCCAGGCCGTCGAGTTTGACGGTTGCCATAACGGGAGATGCAGTTGAACTGGACTGGGGCGCCATTTCGTGCTCGGGGAAGGCGGCTACAGCATCAGCTGCATCCATTCGATCGAGCAAGAGTCGTACCTCCGGGCCAGCCCGGCCGCGGGGGACAATGGCGATGTGGTTCACCCGGATGTTGCGCTGGACGCCGGCGTACTCTTCGCCCTCGGGGGTGATTCCGGGGGTGGGGTCAAAGTCGACCTTGTAGCCGGCAGACACCTCGGTGGCATCCTTGCGCTTGATCTTCTCGATGGCATCGGCGTCGGTGACAACGAGTGCGACTTCGACAAAACCGTCGTTGTACCGAACTTGGCTACCGGAGTAGCCGACTTGGTACTGCTTGGTGTTGGCGGAGTCGAGAAGAACCGGTGGGTGACCCCACGTTGCGGGTTTCATGCCGAACGTGGAGAGGGAGTCCGGGTTACTGACCTCCTCAGGGGGTCGGTATTCGCGGACTTGGGAGCCATCAGACCGGCGGTAGAGCTGCGTACCCGAGCGGGCGGCGCGACACCAAACCCGGAGGTAGCCCTCGGGGGTGGTTTCGCTGCCCGTGATGGGAGCGAAGTCGTACCTGGACACTGATGTTTCCATGCTTAAGAGCTTACCGGTTCTTGTGCGTTTGCTTAGCTTTATGCACAGAGCGGTTACAGCACTTGGCGATTCATAGGCAGTTGACGTTGTGTCGGCGTATCAGGGCGCTACGGGAATACCATAAGTTTACGCAGTTTGAAGTTGCAGAGAGGTTAGGCGTTAGCCAAGCTGCATATTCGCGGTTGGAGAAAGGAGAGATAGAGGTGTCAGTTATGAAGCTGATAGCTTTGAGCGAGATCTACGATGTTAGGTTGCAGGAATTAGTAAAAGATATCTAGACGATCTCGAACCACGCGAGGTCGAGGAATAGCTTGGCGGCGTTGTTGGTGGGAGTAGCGGCGATCAGTAGTACGTCGCTTACGCCAGCGAGGGTGCGACCGAGCTGGAAATTGAAGTCAGTGATGCTGCCGAGGTCTAGTGAAGAAGAGCTTGTGAGATAGCCTCCTGCGATCTCGGTACCACCGGTGAAGCTGGTGATTGTGGTGTTGTATTGGACGTTGTTATTGACGTGAGTGGACCAGGTGCCTCCTGTGATTGTGGGGTTAAGCAAAACATGGTACTGGACAATGTCTAGCTTGTTATTTGTCGTCTGTTCGACAGCCGCGTTTAAGTTGGATGGAACAACTACACTATCTAAACGGGTGCTGTTTAAGCGCAGCGCCAGTACGGGGTAGATCGTGCCGGCAGTGGCGAGTGTGACTGCGGTGGAGCCGGTGGCGATGTTGTAGCGGCGGCTGAAGCCTTCGTATCCGCCCTCGGAGGCGACGGTGTTGCAGATCTGCTTTGCGGTAGCTGAGGTCGCAATAGTTCCTGTGTTCTCGATCTCCTGGCGTAGGGGGAGGATCGCGGTGGTCATGTAGCTGGTGAGGTTGATGTTGTCGCCGTGGAAGGTGTGAGCGATGACCATGCGGCCATCGACGACGAAGCCGCATCGGACATCGCCGACACCGAGCCACTCGATGTCAATCCAGAAGATCTGGGTTTTGGATAGGTCGAGAGTGCGGCCGGAAAGGCCGGTGCCGTTGAACGCATCCCCGTTCCAGTCGGCCTGGGCGATGCGGGTGTTTACGACCTCGCCGGTGACGTAGCTGCGGCGAACGAGGTAGGTAGCAGTGCCATCGCTCTCGAGATAGATGCCATTTTGGGTGCCGAAGTAGCCGATGCGTTGGCGCAGGTTGGTTCGAGGCGCGGCGAAAGCGAAGGATGTCATCACCAGCATCGATTTACCGGGCTGGTAAGGGAAGACGCGTTTGGTTTCGCGGTAGACGTAAGCGCCAGAGGTTGTTGGGACGGTGAGATTGACGCAGCTTTCGTTGGCGGCGTAGGTCTTAGAGCCGCCGCCATTTAGTGCTGTGTCCCACTTGTCGTTTTCTTGGTAACGATGTTGGCTGTCAAACAGCGTGAATGGGGAGCTTGTACGGAGACGGCCGAAGGCATCGCCGCTGGTGCCGGTGTTAGCAAGGACGGGTACGGGATAATCGTCATCGCTGCGTACGTAGACGAGCTCGTAGCGGTCGTTATTGACAATGCGTTGGCCCACGGGTAGATAGCGCTGCTGCTATCAGGCTAGGGGCGTTAGCTGCGGCGGCTGGTCTTGCCGGAGCAGCGCCACTTTGCCCGCGACAAGCACAGTGGGGTGTTGCGTTCAGCGCCGGCGCAGTTGTAGCCCTCGGATTTCATGTCCCCGAAGCTGCGAGTGCAGTAGCGGTCGCCTTTGTCGGTGCCCGGGGCGATGCGGTAGCCCTTGGCGCCGTAGCGGATGCGGTTCTTGCGGCCCGTTTCGGGGTTGGTCACCACCTTGGTGTACTTCTTGCCGTCCTCGGAGTCGAAACCGGCCGCCCAGACGTCGGTTTTGGAGCTCACCATGACAGGGGCGCCGGTGCGCTCTTTGCGTGGGTCTTCGCGGCGCTTGCGCGCGACGAGCCGGCGGCGCTCCGCAGGAGAAAGGGCCAGAGCTTTGGCGGAAGGTAGGCACTTTGGCTTACCTTCGCCCTCGGTGCG